GCGGTGGGGCGTGGCAGCATGGCCAACTTGCCTGCAGCCTGGGCGCGGTCGACCAGAATCTCCTGGACGATGTTGTCCACGTTCTGGCGCTTGGCTGCGGCCTTGAGGGCTGCGCGCTCCTCCTGCACCCGCTTCTTCTGCATTTCCCGGCCCTTGGCTGCGACCTCCTTGCGGTCCATGCCGGTGCGCTCTGGGCACTCAGCGATACAGATGAACTGGTTGTCGCCGCCATACACCACCAGCTGGCCCAGGTCGGGCATCTGCCGAGCCATGACGCGCTGGCCCGTGTAAGCCTCCAGCTCGGGGGCAATGAACCAGGCGTTGTCGCTCTTCAGGCCCTTCTTCTGCACGGTCAGATATCCACCGTTGCTGCCAGCGGCCTCTGACAGCAGCAGGTCCAGAATGCGCTCGTCCTTGATGACCCGCACCTGCTCCCGGTTGGCATTGGTGACCGCATAGGGCGTGCGGCGCTGCAGGCCTTCATGTGGCTCATGCATGTACAGGCCATCGGTCCATTGGTCGCAGAACAGCTGGAACTCGGCGGCGGTCATGTTGATGTCCACCACCTCGCCACGGGTCATCAGGCGATCGGCAAAGCTCCTGCGCGATTCGATTGCGCTGCGCTCGGCCACGTTGTGCCCAATGAAGCCAGGCAGCAGCTCCATGAGGCTGCGGGCAAAGGTGCCAAAGCCGCGTTCGATGTGGGGCTTGTGCCAGGGCTGGAACGGTGGGCAGAAGTCCTGCTTGATGTCCAGGTTCTCTGCCACATAGGCCACGTGCTTGCTCTTGTAGTCCGACCCGTTGTCGGTCTTGATCAGCAGTGGCACACCCCAAGCCAACAAAGCCTCCCGCAGCAGCGCGGTGACAGCGACGGCCTTGCTGGTCTTGCTGACGAGCAGCTTGAAGCGGCGGGTGTACACGTCGATCACGCCCAGCACGCTGTGACGGCCATCGGCCAGCATCACATCAGCTGGGGTGCTGTCCATTTCCCAGCGCTGATTGATCATGGTGATGTTCTCGCTCTGAGAACCGTAGGCCACCATGTACTTGTTCTTCCAGGCGTCCGGGTTGGACAAGGCCATCAGCGTCTGGGCATTCTTCGCACGCCAGGTGTCCATCCAGCGCTCCAGGCTGCGCATGCTGGGCAGCTCAATGCTGCCGCTGGTAATGTCGCCAGCCATACGGGTGCGCAGGCCATGCATGATCTGGGTCGCCCGCGACTCGGGGAACTGCACCAGCATGGCCTGGACAAACTCCCGCACCTGGGGGTATGAATCAATCTTTGAAGCCCCTTTGCGGTTGCCGTAGGCACCGGCCAATGCAGTGATGCCGTCCTTGCGCACCGCCAGCCTCCAGCGCTGGATGCTGCTGGGGGACACGGTGCCGACCAGGTCACGCACCCAGCTCTCGACCGCGATGTGGCCGTGCCGGTATGCCGCGCTGAATTGATGCTCAGCCACCGTCATGGCCAGGCCGCTGGCCTGCTGGAATTCCTCCAGGGCGCGCAGCACCTGCAGCTTGGCGTCCATGCGGCGCTGGTCATTGGCGGGCATTGCAGCCAGCTTGCGCAGGCCATCCGCCTTGGCTGTCTCGGCGATCTGGTTGGCCAGGTTGGTCTTCAGCTCGACCTTGGCACCCTCTACCGCGCCCACCTGGGCTGCAGCCTGCAGGGCCTGGCCAGCGTTGCCAGCCAGGACGGCGGTGGTGTTCCAGGACAAGGCCGCACGGGTGGTGGCGGGCAAACTGGACACGTGGTACTCACGGCGGGTGCCCCCATTGCCCGGCACCTCGCGGTATTGCCAGCCAGCAGCCATAGCCAAGCGGCGCACGCCGCGCTTGTCGGTAGGCATGCCCGGCTTGCCCAGCAGTTCGGCAGCGGTGAGCCAGTCAGTAGCTTTGGCGATACTCATAGAGTGGTCAGGCCCAGTAGAAGCTGCCCATCGACTCGCTAAAGGTGCGCATCAGTACCCGCACCTCATTGCAAGTGGCGGGGTGCGGCTCTTGACCGCAAGGCAACCACCAGCGCCCGTTTTCTACCCGGCCCACCTTGGCCATTGCCAGGTCGGGTAGCTCCACCATGCAGCCTGCCAGCACATAGCGCTTGCCGGTTTTATCCAGGTTGGCGGGGTTGGGGCCAGCGGGTGCGGCCTGTTCAAGCTGGCTTTGAACGCGCTCTATATAGGCGTTGTAAGCGGCCATGATCTTGCGGGGGTGGCCCTTGTAGGCGTTTGACAGCAATGGCCGCAGGCTGGATTCATTGATGCCCAAAAGCTGTGCTACCCCCTTTTTACCCTTCGGGTTTTCGGTGGCCATGCGGTTGAGCCTTGCGATTAACTCGGCAACATCTTGAACATGGCCCCGTGGAGCGCCTGCGGGGGCTTCCACGTACATCGGGCTACCCTCTTCAGGGTTGGCGACTTCTAACGCGGTTCTAACGCGGCTCCCACCGCCCTCAGCGCGCTTTGCCTGCCTTTCCTCGTCGCCCTTCACGTAAAACGGGAACTTGTTGCCCAAATTGGCCGGGACGCTCATGTCAAACGCTTGCGTCAAATCGGCGAATGCTTTGGCCATCAAAGGCGGCAGCGGTTTTTGCTTCTTGCTCATGCTTCTACCTTCACTTTGGTGGGTTTCCAGTGCTTGCCGCCTGTTGGCAGGCTGACGGCCATGTCTGCTATGGCAATGAGCTGCTGTGCCATCTGGCGCAGCTCACCAGGGCGCAGCTCTGCGCCATTGAAAGGTTGGGAGTCCAGCACCACCAGCGCCTGGCCGTGGCGGCAGCGGGTCAGGGTGGCCGCTATAGGTTTGATAGCTGCTTGCGCAGCTTCTGCGGGGGCTTGGGTGCTATTCAGCATGTAGCGCTCCCTGTGTTAGCAGGGGCCTGACCATCCCACACCTTGGCTACACGCCCGCGCTTGCCGGGAGGGCCCCACGGGTTGGTTCCAAGAATCTTGGCCAGTGCAGCCTCTACCTTTGCGCTCCGACTGCGGCCATGTATGACGCTTGCCACCGACCCCGGAGTCACACCTAGGTATCTCGCAATGGCGGCTTGATTTGTGCCAGCTGCGTCGATTGCTGATTTAATTAGCTTTGCGTCCATACTTTTTTAACACCCAAAATGGAATGGTGCAATTATTACACCATTTGTTTGCACCATGCAAGACTTAGAAGATCCCCTTTCTGGAATTCCCACGCGACTGCGCCAAGTGATTGAAAAATCAGGGCTGTCGCAGGCCAAATTTGCGAAGCTCTTGGACGAGGATTTGCAGCGGCTTAAAAACGTTCTGCGTGGTCAGATACGCCCCCCCTCAGACCTTGTTAAAAAGGTCATAGAACGCTGCCAGGTGGACGCGATGTGGTTCCTGTCTGGCCGTGAGCTGGACATTGGTGAGCTGACACCACTGGAAAAAATCTTGATAGAAAACTTGCGCAGCCTCTCTGAAGAAGAGCGCACAGTGATGACCCGCAGCATTGCCCAGCTGGCAAACGAACGGGCCAAGAAGTCATGAGCAGCAATCTGCTGTGGGGCATCGTGATTGCCCTGGCGGTCGCGGCGCTGTATCGGTCATACCGCAAGCAGGAAGCGCGACGTGTGCTGCGGGCAAAGCTGGCCCCTTCGTTGCAAGATGCACCGCTGCCTGCCAATGATCTGGGGGCGGTGGACGAAATGCACCTGTGCCGTAACTTCATGAACAGCAACGACTGGGACGCTGCACGGCAGTCACTGCAAAAGGTAGCTGCCACCATCCAGCACGAAGACGAGGCGGCGCAGCAGCGGTTCAAAAAGCTCAAGGCCGACTTGGCAGCGCAAGACCCGTTGGCTTGACGCTCAGCCCCGCCCCTCAATCCCCTGTCATAGAATCCAGAGACTCACATGGCCACCTGGCCGTGTGCAGGTCTTGCGCCCTCGCGCGCCCGTTCCCCTCCTAACGCAAAGCTTTAACGCAAGTTAATAGAGCCAAAGGGCTTACACGGGAAAACTACGTCCATCAGATCGCCGCTTTGTTTTGAGCGGTAACTCAACAGGACGTACCGTGTGAACCTCATCGAAATTTTCAAACCAGGCAAGCACACCGCAATGAGCGGCCAGGTGATTGAGTTCACCGAGGCCGACCTGCAGGCCGCTGCTGCTGCCTACGACACCGCACTCCATGAGGCCCCACTGACGGTGGGACACCCCAAGGACAACTTGCCCGCATACGGTTGGGTTAAGTCCATGCAGTTCGCCGATGGCTCCATGAAGGTGGAGCCTGACCAGGTAGACCCCGAGTTCGCTGAGCTGGTCAGCAAGGGCCGCTTCAAGAAGATCAGCGCCAGCTGGTACACACCCGACGCACCGGCCAACCCAAAGCCAGGCACTTTGTACTTGCGCCACGTTGCCTTCCTGGGCGCTCAGCCGCCCGCCATCAAGGGCCTCAAGTCCGCATCGTTCTCCGACAGCTCCGAGGGAGTTCTGGAGTTTGCCGACTGGGCCGATTTAGACAACGCCGACCTCTGGCGTCGGATGCGCGAGTGGCTGATCTCCAAATTCAGTACAGAAGACGCTGACGCAGTCATCCCTGCCTATGTGGTCGATTCCCTTAAAGCGGACGCCATGCGCGAGGACACCGCCACGACCCCCGGCTATCAAGAGCACCAACCACAACCAGGAGTAACCGAAGTGAACAAAACCGAAGGCGGCGCAGCTGCCAAACCAGGTGCAGCCCAAGCGGGCGGTGCCGACTTTGCTGAGCAGCAACGCCAGCTCACCGAGCGTGAAGCCGCTTTGGCTGCACGTGAAAAGGCCCTCAAAAAGGCCGAGTTTGATGAGTTTGCAGAAGGCTTGGTCAAGACCGGCCAGCTGCTGCCAAAGGACAAGGCCCGCACCGTCGCCCTCATGGAAGCGCTGCCCTCCAATGGCGTGGTGGTGGAGTTCGGTGAAGGTGACAAGACCACCGAGACACCCATCCTGGATGTCTTCAAGGCATTCGTCAGTGGACTGCCCAAGCTGGTGGAGTTCTCTGAAGTCGGCGACAAGGGCGTCAAAGCCGACACAGCCACCGATGGCCAAACCGACCGCCAGATCGCCGACCGCGCACACGCCTACAAGGTCAAACGCGAGGAAGCTGGCCAATTCATTAGCTACGCCGAAGCCGTGAACGCCGTTCACGCAGGCACCGACAAGGAGTAAGCAATCATGCGTAACCAAGAACTGATCAAGAACTACACCGCCGAAGGTGCAATCCCCGCCTATCGCCTAGTCAAGTTTGGCGCAGCTGAAGGCAGCGTCTTGCTGGCCACTGCAGCTGCCGACAAGCTGATTGGCGTGAATGACCGATTTGCTGCAGCGGTGGTCGGAGACCGTATTGACATCGTGCGAACTGGCATCGCAGAGGTGGAATATGGCGGCACCGTCGCTGCAGGCGACCTGCTCACCTCCGACGCCACTGGTCGCGCCATCGTGGCTACAGCAGCTGCAGCAGCGAACATCCGCTTCATTGGCGTTGCCGAGGTGGCGGGCGTGGTCGGCGATATCGGCTCTTTCATGATCAAACCGGGCAGCTTCCAGGGCTAAGCGCACTTGGCCTAGACACCGGAACCACCAACCCTTTGTAACGACTCCCTGGAGAACCCATGAGCACCAATACCGCCCCGTTTACCGTCCAGCCGAAGCTGACGCAGATCGCTATGGCGATCAAACCTACCGGCATGATTGCCGACCTGGTGTGCCCCCGTGTCACCGTGCCTGGCGAAAAGTTCATCTATACCAAGATGAGCACTGAAGAAGTCTTCAGCATTCCCGATACCCGTGTGGGTCGCACTGGGCGTCCCAACACCGTGGAATTCGGTGGCGTCGACGTGACTGATTCGACAGAAGACTACGGTCTGGACGATCCCGTACCCAACAAGGACATCAAGAACGCCGAAGGCACCAACTACGACCCATTGGCGGCTGCAGCCGAGCGCGTAGCCCTGCTGGTCCAGTTGGCGCGTGAGCAGCGTGTGGCCAACCTGTATTTCAATTTGAACACCTATCAGGCGGCATTGCGCACCACCCTGTCTGGCACCAGCCAGTGGAGTGACTTCGCCAACAGCGACCCCACCAACGCCATGCTGACCATGTTTGACAACATGCTCATTCGTCCCAATGTGGGCGTGCTGGGGCGTGCTGTCTGGACCAGGCTGCGCCAGCACCCCAAAGTGGTGGCCGCTGTCTTGAACAAGTCCGGTGGCAACGCCAGCGCGTCTGCAGCTGGGGCGATCCAGCGCCAAGCCGTGGCCGATCTGCTGGAGCTTGACGAAATCTATGTCGGCGAAAGCTTCTTCAACGCTGCAAAGAAAGGGCAAGCCGCTGGCTACAGCCGCCTGTGGGGCAAGCACGCAGCGTTCATGCGTATTGACAAGGCTGTTCGTGACCCCCGCGCTGGCCTGCCCACCTTCGCGTTCACCGCGCAGTGGGGTGACCCAGTCGGCGGAACCATCGAAGACCCCAACATCGGTCTGGATGGCGGCAAACAAGTCCGAGTGGGTGAACACGTCAAAGAACTGATCGCCTTCCAGGAAGTCGGTTGTTTCTTCCAGAACGCGGTGGCGTAAGCCTCGGCAAGTAGTTAATCAAGGCGGTGCGCCCACGGCAGCGCCGCCTTTTTTGAACACTTTCCCAACCCCCCTCAAACCACCTTTTAACCAGGAGTGAATATGGCTACCGCCGACAAAAACCAAACCAAGACCCCAGCTGCCAAGGCTGAAAAGTTTTCCTACACCGTGCGCAGCCGCCTAGAACATGACGGCGAGACCTATGAGCCCGGCAGCACTGTGGAAATGACCGAAGCGCAAGCCGCCCCCCTGTTGGGCGGTGCCTTGGAGATTCCCCAGTAAACCATACCCCCCCCGAGCGGGCTTTGATCGCTCCGGCTTGTCAACCAGCCGGTGTCGGGAGCCGCAGATTGACTAACTCCCCAACCTCCCCAGGGCTGGATAAAAGAGTGAAACGGTTTGGTAGAGCCCTGGCTTTGATAACAAATTCCACCCATG